TGCAAGTGTAGCATTGGCACTAGCATTTTGTACGGCTGATAAATTGTTAGTAATATTAGTCATGTTAGTTGTGTTTTGTGAAACTGTAACAACTGCATTAGCATTTGTAGCAACAGTCTGTATTGCATTACTAGCAGTCGTGCCATCTTCTATATGTGCTAATGTAGTTATATCAGCAGATATACCACCTAATGTATTAATGTTTCCAGTAATAGCAGATAATGCACTAACGTTTGCTATTGTTGGTCCTGCTTCTGCTGCACCAGTTGTCGCATTAAATCCTAAAACTGTGCCAACTCTATCTGCCTTTAATGGCAAGGTAAGATCAACAGCCACATCAGAATCTTTAAGTCTTAATGCCCTAGAGTTCTCATCATCTGCATCAGCTATCAAAGTAAGAACAGTATCTAACTCTGTATTTAACTTAGATATCTCAAATGCACCTGAACTTGGAAAGTCTGTAGTACGAGACAAAGGTACAGATCTAGTAATCAATACTGTACTACCACCAGTTGCACCAGTAACTGTTGTTGTCACAGACCCAGTAGATCCACTCCCACCACTGACAGTAAACAATGTAGTATTAGAAGTTGAGGCATCAAATGTTCTTGCCACTCCATCAACGAATACATTTATATCTGTTGATCCAGTAAAGAAAACAAAGTCTGTATCAAAAGGTGTAGTTCTTGTTACACCTTGTGCAACTGTGTAACTTATTCGTGGTGTATTTGCACTTAAAGCTATTGTCATAATTTACGTTTACCTTTTTTTGTTACAAATGTCTATCTATTTCTACCACCTGCTATAGATCGCAAGTCATCATCTAATCCTAACAAACCTAATATTGGTGCATTATATGATAAGGTTTTTAATCCTTCTTCTGTTCTATCGTTAAGAAGATCGTTAGCACCAACAACCCATTCTCTGTACATATTTGGTGTAGCACCTACCATTCCAAATGCAGAATCCCAACCAGTAGCATTGTATCTACCTTTTAACCATGTGTTATCAGGGTTATGCATACCAAATGCTGCAGATGCTTCTATTCCTCTATAAGCTATTTCAGAATATAAGCCAAGTATTCCTGATCTATCAGCTACTTGCATAAATAACTCTGAATAATCTTTATCTTTAAACCACCAATCAGGCTTCCTTGTAGACAATACTAGATAAGACATACCCATCAAAGCTATAGCACCTGCCAATCTATGTTTTTTATTAGGATCAAACATAGGTCTTAATATTCTTTGATTAGCTGCAAATGAAAAATTATAAAATTGAAATGGAAATGTCATTACACCTGATTCAATCCTAGCAATAGGATATCGATATGTACCATCAGCTAATTTACCTACAGATGCTCGTGGATCAGGCTGTATACCCATCTTTGCCATATATGGTTTCCATTTTTTAAATACAAATCCATCTGCCATTGTTGGTCTATCAAATGCTGTTGCATGCATAATAGTATTTCTAGCACCATTATTTAAATATGTTTCCATTTGAGACTTTAATTCTCTATCTGCTTTAGTTTTAGTTGCCCACCCTTGTATATTTAACAATGGCATATCAGAGTCAGTAAACTGCCATGCACCATTCTCATATAATCGTTTAGCTAAATCTTTTGTTATTCCATATCTATCAAGTTCATCAATATCAAACCTATCAAGGCTATCGTAGTTTTTTATTTGGTCATAAAACTTTGGAATTCTAACAGAAGAATCTACCATTTTACCTATAGTTGTAACTGGCGAAAGAAAATTAGCTTTATAGAAAAGGTTCTCCATTGCATCAGCACCTTTTTCTATCTTACCCATTTGCAATGGTCTTGTCATTTCACCTAAATATCTATCAACAGCAACATTTCGATTCATTTCTAAGCCTTCGCCAACATGATTTATTTGTTTAGCATTAGCTTTCATGTTATCAAAGTTACCATCTAAACTTCTAAACACACCTTTAATAACATTCCCAAAACCATGTTCAAGTATTGGCATTGCAACTGTTTCAGTCACAGCTGTAAGACCTGCTCCAGTTAAATAGGTAACACCTGAGAATTTTTTAGATATACGAGCAAACTTTGTATCCCATCTGTTTGGCTCTCTAATCATTTGTCCTGCAACTCTTTCATAGTCTGCTAAAAAATCTGATTTAATATTAGCTATGGCTCTTTGTGTATATTTCAATTCACCATTAGATTTTCTAGCTGATTGCATTTCAGCCTCTAACATATCTGTCACATAATCAATAGTATCATCACCAAATTTTCTAGCATATTCAATTCTAAAACCCATGTTTTTTGCATACTGTGACAATACACCTAGATCTTTTACTATAAAATCTTTAACCTTCCACTCAGGTATGTTGGTAGTCCTCATCATTATATGCTTACCTTTACCAACACCTAATGGTGTGCTGTATCCCATTGGGTCATCACCCATAGAAAGTATATGTGATACATCTTCGTCTGCAGCCTTTTGTGCTTGCTCTAAACTTGTAATTGGTAGTCGTTCATTCTTTGTGCCAGTCCATCTAGTAATAAAACCTTGTCCTAAATAATGATCAGCAAATACATTGGCTAACTTTTTCTGTTGTTCAGGATCATTCATCAACATCATCTTGTCATAATATATAGCCCACTTATAATTATTACGAGTTTGTTGATATCCTTCATAAAATGATCGTTGTTCTAGTAAACGTTTCATACTAAGTTTAAATATTTCTTTAGCTGCAGGATCTCTTTCAGATTTAATCTTAGTATCTAGGTCATCAATACGACCACTTAACTTTACTTGTGCAGATGCCACACTATCAGGTGTATGAAAGACACCTACATCTTGTGCCAACTCATCAAAGTATCTATAAAACTGTGATATACGTTCCATACCTTGACGTTTATACTCAGGTAGATTTGCAAAGTATGATTTATTCCAAGCAGGATTACCATTAAGTATCTGCAACTCAACAATCTCTGCCCTAAACTCTTCTTTAGATGGCATAGCTTTTAAATTATCTTGTGTTGCATCATTAAAATATTTAGTTTCTAATTGTTTACCTAATTTATCTTGAGCAAATTGATAAGGTGAAATGTAATCTACACCTGCAATCTTCCCAGTGCCTTGTCTTTTATAAAATTGTTGCATATAAAGATTATCAATATACTGCTCAACTTCAAATCCTTTAGCATTATATACTTGTTGCATAACATCTATAGATTGTACTGGTCTACCTTGCATAGATACTGCACCATTAAAAGCAACCTGCATATTAAAGTCTTTAACTATATCAGGTGCTTCTTGTCCATCATACTTTCCAAAGTGTAAACGTCTTGATGGAATTAATTTATTCATAAAACTAAGTTTATCTATAGTTAATTCTTTTAATGTTGACCCTTTCATTACTGGATCTTTATCTAGTGGCACATTAAACTTTTGATTAATTTTAAAGTCAGAATCTAGTTGTTGTACTGTTTCTTCAAATATTTTCCTTTGTGCCTCTAATGCCTCTGCACCATAAAATTGCTCTTCACTTTGTCCAAGAAACTTTCTGTAACCCTCTTCGTCAGATTGATCCCCTAATTCATCTGTTCTTGATCCACCTCGTTTATATATACCTTTAGGATCTGAAATTTCATCTATATGAAATGCTGTAACTGGTTTTGCAGGGGAGTATCCTTCTGTAAGAAGACCAACATCACCACCATCAAACCCTTTATCAAATGGAAAATCTTCTCTTTTAAATACATAAACTACATCACCATATCCTTTATCTGATATTGGTCTAAAACCTTGAACACCACCTCCAACTAAACCTTCCTTGTTTATGTTGGGATTTCTATTTGTCCTATGAAAAACATAATCAGGAAATTCTTCTCCCTTACTTAAGCCATCAATAAATGTTTGTTTTAAGTTGTAATTATTGTTGCCAACATTAGCATCAGGATTCTTTTTAGCTTTATGATTAGCAACTATATTACCAAACTTACTTGTAATACCTCTAGCACCACCACCAAGTAAACCTGCAAACACAGTATTACCTGCTACATTAGTAACTGATTCAGCATAAGTATTGAATGGATCGAAAGGCGCTCGTAGTGCTTCACTTCCCATACCAAAAAGAAATCCTATCTTACCTGATTCCTTTGCCACACCAAAAGCAGACTTAGCTGCCCAAGCTGCTCTTATCCCAGTATTAAATACTGGGTGAAAGAAAGCTATATTTAATGGATCTACTACACCTGCAACCAATGTTGCACCTATACCTGATCTTTGAAACACCTCACGATTTTGTTGCATAGCCATCAAATCATTTTTTATATATTGATAATGCTCCATGTTCTTGGCTCTTGATAGTTCATCAGCATAAAAATAATCTTCATTCTTTTGTATTTCACCAAGCCAATCAAATGATTCATCATATGGTGTATCTATAAAATTAAAGTATTCAGCAGTAGTATTAGTAATAGGTAGCCATTGATATTTAAAGTTAGCCTTAACTCCTTCAAAGAATGTTGGATCAACTCTACCCTCACTATCAGGATATATAGAATGTAGTGGCTCAACTTGTGTAGCAAGATCACCAGTAGGATTAAAGCCTTGTGGTTTTGTGCCAGTATATTCAAGCCTCATTAACCAAGCTCCTGATCCATAAAGTTAGCATTATCTCTTATAACAAAGCCTAATAAATTAGCTCTATCTCCTACCCTACCTCTTGTCTGTAAATGTATTTTAGTTTTAGTATTATTGAATTCACCATAATTATATGCTTGATGAAAACCTGCTTGTCTAAAGTAATACGATCTTAAATCAGGATCATCTGTATTTATAGCTTTTGTGATGGATTCATAATATTTTGGAAATCCTCTTTCTTTATCCTTTAATCTGTCATGACCAAACTGATAAGAGAAATCAATTAATGCCTTTTGCCTATCAACAGCAAGTTCTCCAAAATTAGGAAACTCATTACTATACTGCTCATATATTTCTTTTATTTTATCTGTATAAATAAGATCAGCTACTTGCTGTTTCATTCCTTCTGTGCCACCTAGATCTCTTTTAAAGTCATTCATTTTTTCTCTAAGCTGTGCAGTTGTACGATCAGAGTTTGAATTAAGCCATGCTTGTAGTGGTTTCAGCTTAGATACTAAACTGTCTGGCATCTTGTCATAATCCTTATCTGTAAGATATTGAATGTTAAAACCTCTGCCTATAGATAATGTGTTGGCATCTATGTATGGAGCAACTTTAAAATCTTCTTTTTCTGAAGTGTAATTTACTATATCAATCAAATTGTCTTGTATTTCTACAGCAACATCAGGTGTATAAAGAGAATTTTTTATTTCTCTTACTGTATCTAACATACCTTCTTTCATTGTTTCGGCACGAGTTATTAATTGCCAAGATGGATTTTCAAATCCTTTACCTGCTATCTTTTTTTCAATATAACTATCTTCTAATCCATTTACATATTCCGAAAATGATTTATCTCTTGTGCCATCTTCTTTAAGTGTACCCTTTTGTAGTATATCAACTACACGATTATTTGTACCTGCTTGTTGTCTTACACCAAATTTATCATAGTCCTCAAATTCTTGTTGTGACTTTGATTTAAATATTTCAGATGCCAATTCATAATCACCTGAAATAATAGGTGTTTCTAAATTTTTTACTGATTTTAATGTTGAGACGTAAGTAGGATCTCTCTTATCATTACCAATAAAATCTACAAAATTAATATTTTCTATACTAGGTTTATATAAAGATAGTTCGGATTCTGGAATTTTTGCTTTTAGTTTAGATAATCTTGAATTGTAAACTTGATTTATGCTTCTTTTTCTTGCTTCTTCTGCATCATAACTTAACTGTTTATCAAATTCTTTAGTATTAAAATATATTTCAACACCTTCATTATTTAGCAATGCTCGACCATCTCTATTTACTATTGTGTATGCTTGATCTCCAAACTGTGAGTTTCTATAATCAGGCAAAAGAAAATACTCTGATCCTAAAACACCATCTACTTTTGTTGTTTCAGCAACCATATTGTTCACATACAATTTAAACTTATCATAGTTACCATCTACATATTTTCTTTGTGGTGAAAATCTAGTTCTTTGATCTTTTAGCCCTAGATTTTGCACATCATAAATAGTTTCATCTTCAATATATAACTTATCATAAGTGCCATTGATTACTTTAATCATATTCTCAAGATTAAACTCTGCCATTTTTTCATTGCCAACACCTTTTAATCTCTTAAA